GCAGCAACAACTGCGCCCGCCGCTTCGCAAGCTGCCCCTGCTGCGCCCGCTGGTAATTGGACACCGGAGCAAGCTGCTGAGTCGCAAAAAGCGCAAACAGCATCCGCTCCGTGGGCTACGTCGTCCGCTCAAATTGAGCAGTAATTGATTCATAGGTAGTGTAACCGCCCGCTAGATGCAGGCGGTTTCTTTAACCACAAGGATTAACTAATGCCTGACTTAATAGACCAACAAAATGAACGCGACGAAGTAGAGCTGGATGCTGGTATAAGTCTTGTTCGCAGAGCGGCTGCAAATATTCCAAAAGGCGAAGCTGGCGAATGTGAGGAATGCGGAGAATACTTTATCCGCATTGTAAACGGTTATTGTGGCCGCTGCCGCGACAAATTAGGATTGCCATAATGACTAGACATTTAGCAACTAAAACGGTTACAGCGATTGATGAAGCTATCCGAGCAGACCAAGGCTCCGCTTACCGTGTGTGGTTAGGTCGAGTGATTCCTTACATAGGCGACGCTTACAAGGAAGGCAATGACGGTTTTAGAACACACTTAGGCGCATCCTTAATCGGCAAAGAGTGTGCTAGGGCAATATGGTATGATTTCCGATGGGCGACACGTTCCAATTTTGAAGGGCGTATGATACGTCTGTTTAATCGCGGACATTTGGAAGAAGCTAGGTTTGTAGCCATGCTTCTGATGATTGGTTGCCAAGTTTATCAGCAGGATGAAAACGGTAATCAATATCGAATTTCGGATGTAAACGGCCACTTCGGAGGTTCCGGAGATGGTATTATTGTTGGATGCCCGGACTTACCGCAAGGAACAGCTTGCTTAACCGAATTCAAGACCCATTCGGAAAAATCGTTCAAAGAATTAAAGGACAAAGGCGTTAAAGAAGCTAAGTGGGAACACTACGTCCAAATGAATGTTTACATGGAAAAAATGGGTCTGCCTGCGGCTTTGTATTTGGCTGTAAACAAAAACACCGATGAATTATATGGTGAGATTATTATCAAAGATAGCGTAACTGCTGAACAATACATCGAGCGCGCCCGTAAAATTGTGTGGTTAGAACAACCGCCTAGAAAATTGAGTAACACGCCTGGATTTTGGAAGTGTCGTTTTTGTAATCATAGAGATGTTTGTCATTTGAATAAACGCCCTGACAAAAATTGTCGAACCTGTGAATATTCTAAACCTAACGAAAATGGCGGGTGGACTTGTGGTTATTACAATTCCGATATTCCAAAAGAAGTACAGTTAAAAGGTTGTGAAAGTTATCAAGTTAAAAAGGATTACTAAATGCGACTTAGACAATATCAGCAAGAAGCTGTTGATTCTGTTTGGAATTATTTTCGCAGCGGTAAAACTGGAAATCCTATTCTAGCGTTGCCGACAGGATCAGGCAAGAGCATCATTGTAGCAGAATTATGTCGTAGTATCTTGTCCGCGTTTCCTAATCAACGCATTATTATGCTTACGCACGTTAAGGAACTTATTCAACAAAACTATGAGAAACTTTGTTCCTTATGGCCTAATGCTCCCGCAGGTTTGTTCTCGGCAGGTTTAAAACGTAAGGATGTGTATGCAGCAATAACTTATGCGGGTATCCAGTCTATCGGTAAACACGCTGATAAATTCGGTCATGTCGATTTAGTTATTGTGGACGAATGTCATTTAATATCGCCAAATTCCGAAACTTTGTATCGGAAGTTTATCAGCGATTTGTTGGCAATAAATCCGTGTTTAAAAGTTATCGGTTTGACAGCTACGCCGTACCGACTAGGGCAAGGCCGATTGACGGATGCAATCGAACGAGACGGTAAGCTGATAAAACCTATTTTTACGGATATTTGCTTCGATGTAACCACAATAGAAGCGTTTAACCGATTTATCGCGGAAGGTTTCCTCGTACCTTTAATCCCGCGTTCAACCGTAATGAAATTGGATGTTGACGGAGTGCATACTCGCGGCGGAGAGTTTATCGACAAGGAATTACAAGCTGCTGTTGATAAAACAGACATTACAATCAACGCCATTAAAGAAGCGATGGAAGAAGCGGACGACAGAAAGTGTTGGCTAGTATTCTGCACAGGCGTAGACCATGCGATTCATACAGCCGACATTATGAACGATATGGGTATATCCGCCGTCGCTGTTCATTCTAAATTAACACCAGCAGAACGTGATGCCGCTATTGCAGGATTTAAGTCTGGTAAATACAGGGCTATCGCTAACAACGGTATTTTAACCACAGGCTTCGACCATCCGCCAATTGATTTAATTTTATGTTTGCGCCCGACACAATCACCCGGATTATGGGTGCAGATGTTAGGTCGAGGAACACGGCCATGTGAAGGTAAAGAGAACTGTTTAGTCTTGGATTTTGCGAACAATACTAAACGATTAGGCGCAATCAATGACCCTATCATTCCGCGTAAAAAAGGCAAAGGTACTGGCGAAGCTCCGGTTAAAGAATGCCCATGTTGCAGGACTTGGGTTCATGCATCCGTGCGTGTTTGCGATAACGTAAAAAAGGACGGTTCGATTTGTGGCTATCAATTTCCAGTACAGACGAAACTTAAACAGGAAGCATCGTCCGAAGCTCTCGTCAAAGGAGATATGCCTATCGTAGAAATATTTACAGTAGAGCATATTACTTATTCTGTTCACTATAAAATAGGTAAACCTTTAACGCTTCGCGTAACCTATTATTGTAATAAACGTCAGTTTAGCGATTACGTTTGTTTGGAACATGATAATTATGCTAAACGTAAGGCCATCGAATGGTGGCGAAAACGGTCTTCTAATCCTGTTCCTTCGACTGTTGAAGAAGCTATTCAGCGAACTGGTGAACTTGAACAACCAACACATCTTCGTGTCTGGATTAACAAAAAATATCCGGAAATTATGGGCTACTGTTTTGACGGCACGGCATTCAACACAAAAGAGGATGACGGCCACAGACCGACGGACGACAATATGCAAGAAACCGTCAAAGCTATTATTGATCAAGATGACGATATACCGTTCTAAGAGGTTGTTATGAATATACTTCTCGATATGCAAAATTTGGAAATCTTGTACAAACATGAATCTATTCGTGTTTTGGAATGTTTATCGCATTTGGAATTTCCGACTGGCGTTTTCAAAATCGGACATTACGACACCTTAATAAAAGGATTATCAGAATTAGATTTGAAACTGCTTTATCGTAAGTGTTATTCTGTTGATGGCACTTTGCCAACAGTTGATGAAATGCGGGAACAGTTAGGCTGGTTTTGCGAAGCAATGGATGAATTCGATTGCGATGAATACGAAGTAATAGCGCAGGCTGCTTGCATAACTGACCGCAATTCATACGCTTATGTTTATGTTAAAGGTTCTTACCGTCCTGCTGTAAAACGTATGCTATTTGCAAATCCTGCCGATAACAAAACTTTACACGAAAGTAACGTAAAAACGATGGACAGTAACAAAGGCGGCAGCTATACTGCACCCAATAGCTCAACGGGCATAACAGTTCCGAAAAGCGAAAACCAGCGGGTCATTTACGACCCTATTTTAAACAACCCTTTTAAAAGGAATTAAAAATGACAACTCCGACCCCCGAAGAAGTGAAAGCTGCCGCCGAAGCTAAAAAAGCGGAACGCGCTGCAAAAGCCGACGCCAAACGCCAAGAACAAGAGGCGTTGAAAGCTGCTCGCGCCGCTGAACGTGAAGCTAAAAAAACAGAAGCTGCCGCCAAAAAAGCTGCCGAAAAAGCGGAACGTGAAGCTGAAAAAGAACGCCGCGCCGCAGAAAAAGCCGCTAATCAAATGCCGATTCAAAACGACATTCGCCGCCCGCGTCCTGGAACACAATGCGCCCAACTGTGGGATGCTTATGATTCAGCGTCTACTGAAAAACAAGCGCCTGTTGCAATCGGCGATATTATGGAACATCTCCTGTCGCAAGGTTTTAATCCGGCCACAATTCGCACACAATACGCCCGTTGGCGTCAGTTCCACGGTGTAACTGGCCGTATCGAATCTTCTGTTGCCGCCGAAGCCAAAGCCGCCCGCGAAGCTGAAAAAGCTCGCAAAGCCGCCGAAGCTGCCGAAGCCAAAGCGAAGCGCGAAGCCGCAAAAGCCGCTGCGCTGGCCGAAAAAGCCGCCGCCAAGGCTGCCGCAAAAGCCGAAGCCGCCGCAGCCGAAGCACAATAATTTACCCGCCCGCCACGCTGGCCGACCGTGGAGATAGTCGGCCATTTCTAATCACTCCAAAAACCGTCATCGAAGCGATGCCGTATATAACTTGGAATACAAATGAAAACAATCAATATACAACCGTCCGAACCTGTTGTAAATAGTAGGGACGTATCATCTATCATCTTCGACGTACATTCCATTTTTCATACAATTCAAGGCGAAGGCGTGTTCTGTGGAACACCAGCAGTATTTATCCGTTTAGCAGGTTGTAATCTGCAATGCGAAGGGTGCGACACTGAATACACGCAAGGGCGACAATCTTTAACTTCCGAAGAAATTTTATCCATAGTAGGACGCCTGACCGTTAATAGTAAAACTAGACTTGTGGTCATAACAGGTGGCGAACCGTTCCGCCAACGCAATTTGTCAATTTTATTTACAGCATTAACAGACGCGAACTATTATGTTCAAATTGAAACTAACGGAAGTTTGCCGCCTACTGAATGGCCGTATTGTGTGAATCCCAGCCTGCGTCGCGGCGTTTATATTGTGGTTAGTCCTAAAACGCCAAAAGTGAATAGACAAATTTGGCT